TGCTGCTAGTTCAATTAATGCTGCAATAGTAATTGATAATATACTTCGATTCTCGTCTGGCGGGACTAATATTTCTGCTAATATTGTAAATCTAAATTTCAATTCACAAGTGAGTCACAATGCTTCAGTGTTCATTGGAGCTGTTACTGCATTAGCCGCAAGTGCAGTTGCTAGAACAGTGAGTGGATTTAGAATTCTTCGCCCAACAGTTTCAGCAACTGTATTGGATGTAATCGGTGAACAAAAATACTTAAATTTTGGTAACGTAGAAGGTGGTCAAGGTTCATTTACATTAGCTAATGCTAATTTGATTACTAATACTTTCCCCGGAGCTATGATTCCTCCACAGGGATCGGCATTAATTTATATTTGGACTACTTCTACTACACCTGTAACACCTCAGTACGCTCCAGAAGTTGGATTTTGGGTTCGTTAAAAGGAGATTAAAGAATGGCAAACGTCGCACCAGCTACATTGACAATCACAGGAACTACAGGTCCTGGATCAAGTGTAACAAGCTTAAAATTTACTGATGTAGTTGGTCTAGAAGTTGATTATCTTCGTAATTGGTTGAAGGTTACACGTTCGGGAGCTGGTGGTATTCAGTATTATGATTATTCTGCATTAGGAACTGTTTCTTGGACTATCTCTGGTGGTTTGTCAACTCTAGTTTTCAGTTAATAAGATTTGATAGAAGATGCCTACAACACCTGCGATTACTGCTACTGTTAAGGTAACGGCTAAGGACATAAATGGTAACAATATTGCTAAACAGTTTAATAATGTTAGTTCTCTACAGTTTGATTATGTTAAGGGGATAGTTCAAGTTACTGATTTAAATCAAGGACAATTTTATTTTCCTCTATTGTTAATCACAACTCTAACTTATACTGTTGTTGCTGGTGTTGGTGGAACAACTACAGTAGTGATGTCATGAGTGGAAAATGGAATAATGAACTTCATATTTTTGCAAATTCTAAAGGAGAGATATTTATTTCAATTATAAAATACCTTCTTAGGGGTATGAGATAATGCCTGCATGGTCTAGCTCAAGTTTAGGATTTAGTGATCATAATACTGGTAGACATAAGGGTAGTGGTCTAATGAAGAATCTTTCTGAAAGGATAAGTAAACAACATATAACAGAACATAAGATGTTTGGTTCTAAAAGAGGGAAATCTGGTAAAGATTTTAAGATTGGCAGTAAGATGTTTCGTAAGAAAGGTAAGGGTGTACTAAAATCAATCTCTAGTAGTAAAGGTGGAGATCTTAGTTCAAAGGGAATTAGTCCAAGCGTTGAAGAATTTGATAAGATGATGAATTCGGTTTCAGGAGGTAAGAAGTCTAAAGTTAAGAATGGTAAGACTATGTTCAGTCGTAAGAGTTTTGGTTAAGTATGCCTATTGTTAGAGTAATTAAAGCTCATGAAGGAGAGACTATAGAAATCCAATGGATATCAGATGATAATTCAGTTTATATAACTCGTCATACAATTCCTCCTAAGTCTACCAGAGAGTATAAAGAAGAATCTGATGCCAGCAGTTAGCGGTAAGCAGTTTAGATTTATGGCTATGATTGCTCACGGAGGAAAGAGCAACAAAGGAATAGGTCCAAGTAGAGAAGTGGCAGAAGAATTTGTACATAAGACTCCTAAGAAGAAACGTTCTATGTTTATGAAGAAAAGATAATTTATGTATGCTAACGAGAAGCAAAGTTTTGATGATCTAAAAAATCCTGGAGACTGGAAAAAAACTAATTTTCATCAAGTTGACGAAATTTATGGAATCACTTTGGTCTGTAAATGCGGAGATATTATATCACTTTCTAGAAAAGTTCATACATTAGTGTTCGAGCCAGTTTTAGATGTTACTCCTTCTATTGGACATTATAATGATGATAGACAAGGTTTTAAATGTCATTACTTTATTAAAAATGGAGAGTACATTCAATCATGAAGACTAAAGATAGAGACTTTGATGAGATTTCTGCTCTGCTAAAGACAGTTGCAGACCATTTCATCAAAGAAGATTCGATGACTAGAGAAAGACAGATTCGACATTGGCGTCGTCTTAAACTATATTGGGCAAACTTCTCTCAAATCTATTGGTCTGAGGTAGCACATGATTACAGGATTTATAATCGTGACATCAACGCTACAGATAGTGACCAAGATTACTATGATAAGCCAGTTAACGTATTTAAAGCCTTTCTGGAAACTATCATAGCCGCACTGAGCATCCAGATTCCAGCAATAAACTGTGTTCCAGATGATGCTGACAATCCTCTTGATTTATCAACTGCTAAAGCAGGAGATAAAATCTCTGAGTTAATTTATAAGCATAATGATGTAATGTTTTTGTGGCTTCATGCTCTCTACATTTATTGTACAGAAGGCATGATTGCTTGTTATTCATATCCCAAGGCTGATAAGGAATATGGAACATATGATAAACCTAAGTATAAGGATGAAGAGGTAGAAGCTTATGTTTGTCCACAATGTGGTGCTAGACAACCTGATGAAGCATTCTCTAATGAAGAAAAATATGAGTATATGCCAGACGATGATGATGTAGAACTTCACAGAGCGTTAGAAGAAGATGGTCCAGTTTGTTTGGAGTGTGGTGCTCAACTAGATCCTGATTTGCAGAAGACAAAACTTATTATTCCTCGTTTAGTAGGAGTAACTAAAGAGCCTAAATCTCGTATTTGTCTAGAAGTCTATGGAGGATTATATGTTAAGGTAAATAATACTGCTAAGAAACAGGAAGATACTAACTATCTAATATATGCGTATGAGACTCACTATTCTAATGCTCTAGAATGTTATCCGGATCTTCGTGAGAAAGTTCCACATGGAGGTTGGTCAAATATTGGAGTTAATGATCCTTATGAGCAGTATGGAAGATTGAATACACAATATCGTGGGGAATTTCCAGAAGAGAACGTTACTGTTAAGAACTGTTGGTTAAGACCAGCAAGCTTTAATGTTCTAAATGAAGATGATTATAAGAAACTAAAGAAGAGATTTCCTGATGGTGCTAAGCTTGTAATGGTTAATGATATTCCGGCAGAGTATGAAAATGAATCTCTAGATGATTGTTGGACATTAACTGAGAATCCAATGTCCGATTTCTTAAATCATGATCCTCTAGGGGAGCTTCTAACTAATATTCAAGATATTGTAAATGATTTGATTTCATTAACTCTTCAAACAATTGAACATGGTATTACTCAAACTTGGGCAGATCCGGGCGTTGTTAACTTTAATGCTCAGCGTCAGATAGAAGCAATGCCAGGAACTATTACTCCTACTAAACCTTTGAGTGGAAGTAAGAATCTCGGAGAATCTTTTTATACGTCGAAGACGGCTGCGCTATCTCCTGAAGTATTCAACTTTTACAGAATCATACAAGAATTAGGTCAATTTGTTTCTGGTGCTCTTCCAAGTATCTTCGGAGGAAATCAATCGGCAGGAAGTTCGCGGACAGCATCTGAATATGCAATGTCTAAAGGAATGGCATTGCAACGTCTTCAGACTCCTTGGAGAATGATGACGATATGGTGGAAGAAAGTATTTGGTAAGGTTATACCAATGTATATTAAGAATATTCATGAAGATGAAAGAATTGTTGAGAAAGATGAACAAGGTAACTTCATTAATGTGTTTATCCGTAAAGCAGAATTAGATGGTAAGATTGGTTCAATAGAACTTGAGCCTGATGAAAAGCTTCCAATTACTGATGAACAACAGGCTGATATGATAATGCAGCTATTCCAGTTGAATAATCAGGAGATTACATCTGCATTGATGGACCCTGATAATATTCCATATATCAGTAAGGTTGTTAAGATTCCACAATTTAAACTGCCTGGAGGAGATGATAGAGAGAAACAGTATGAAGAAATTACTGAACTAATCAATGCGGCTCCTATTCCTCCAGATCCTCAAGAGCTTCAACAGGCTTTACAGTCTGCACAACAAGGTCAACAAGTTCAACCTCCTCAAGAGAAATCTTCTGTAGAGATTGATGTTGATGTAGATAATCATCAAATAGAAGCTATGATTTGTAAAGCTTGGTTAGTCTCTCCAGCAGGTCGCCTAGCTAAGCGAGAGAATCCTAATGGATATAAAAACGTTCTATTACATATGAAGGCACATATGGTTCAAGTTAATCAGCAGATGCAAGCTCAACAATTACATGAAGATCAATTAAGACTTGCTGGAGTTAAAGATAAACAGAAAACTTCAGATGTTCCAGGTTCTGCTAATCCTGCGAAGCCTAAACAGCCTGAAAAAGTGAGTGGAGAAAGAAATGCCAGAAGTCCTATCGCCTGATAGCAAACCAGCTAGTCCTAAGACGGCTGATGATATTAATGATCTATTTAAGACTATTGACACAGAAGAACAAGTTAAACCGGAAAAGAAAGAATCTAAGGAGGTAGAAAAGAAAGAGCCTGTAGAGCAAGAAGAAGAAGCTGATGAGTTAGAATTAGTAGAGCCAGAAGAGGATATTGAAAAACTTGATCTTGAGAATCGAGACGAAGTCGAGATTGAAGCTCCTCCGAGAAAGAAAGAGATTCTAGCTAAGTATCCAGATCTCTTCAAGACATTTCCATTTCTTGAAAAGATTATGTATCGTGATAGGCAATATAATGAATTATTTGGATCGTTCGATGATGCTAAAGAAATTGCTGATAAAGCAGAAGTATTTAGTAGCTTTGAAAGTCAGCTCTTAGCTGGTAATACTGGAGATATTCTTAAAGAAGTAAAAGAGACTGATGAGAAGGCTTTCAATATTATTGTAGATGAATACCTTCCAACTTTAGCTAAGGTTGACAAAGAAGCTTATTTTCATGTGGTTGGGAATTTGAATAAGAGGCTTATTATGGAAATGGTACAAGAAGCCAATGAGACTAATAATGACGATTTGAAGCAAGCTGCATTACTAGTTAATCAATTTATTTTTGGGAGTTCTAAGTTTACACCTCCAGCTAATAGAGTAGAGAATAAGATTGATGAAAAAACTAGCGAAGTTGAGCAAGAACGGCTTTCATTTGTTCAGGAAAGATTTGAAACCGCAAGAGATGATCTTCAAACTAAAGTTGATAATACTCTTCGTGCAACTATTTCAGACTATATTGATCCAAGAAATACTATGTCAGCCTATGTTAAAAAGAATGCTGTTTCTGATGCGATGAAAATTTTGTCTTCTTCTATCGCAGCAGATGGCTCTGTAAGCAAGAATCTCGACAAGCTTTGGCGTTCTGCTTTTGAAAATAAGTTCTCTAGAGACTCTCTAGGTAAGATTCAATCTTTTTATCTGTCCAAAGCTAAAGGTAATCTTAAGAATGCAATTTTGAAAGCTAGAGCTGAAGCTCTAAAAGACTCAAAACCTTCTCATAATAGAGAAGAAACTGACGAAGAAAAAGAAGAAGAGACTCCTAGAACTATTAGGAAACCAATTACTCCTGGCAGACCTAGCGCTCCGCGTGGAAAGAATGAAATGCGTAAGGGTGAATCAGTCGCTGACTTCTTCGCGAGAGATTAATGATTAAATCAACGGATATTTACTACGTTGCTGGAATTCTCGAGGGAGAAGGCAACTTCAATTATTATAGCGCTCCAAGAATTTTTTTAAAGATGACCGACTATGATGTTGTTAGTAAAGTTAAATTAATTATGAATGTAGATGTTAATATTGGAGAGCAAAATAGAAATGGTTGGAAAACAGCCTATATTCTTGCGGTCAATAGTCATTATGCAGTTAGCTGGATGATGACTTTATATCCTCTAATGTCTGCTCGAAGAAAAGAGCAAATTAAGCAAGTCCTCTCCAAATGGAGAAATGCAAAAGGTTACAACGGCTTCACTATAACAACTGGTGAAAAATTAATCAGTATGATTGCTAGGAAACACTCTATCACAATGGGTAATGCAAGAATTAGGCTTCGTGATGGAGAGTTCGTCACAGATTCAACTGGTCAAACATATATTGGTGGGCCATTAAGAACACCAAAAACAATAGTAAAATCTAGATTGGTCGTTAATCCATTTCAGAAAATGATACAACAGGAAGGTTGAAATATGCCAGGAGCAGTAGTCGAAAGTGTGGTGGCTGGTACAGAACTCGAGCGTGTGTTACCAAAAGTCACGACTGTCTTCGAATCTGACGACACTTTTTTTGGTAATATTAAAAAGCGTGATGTAGAAGTAGTTAGTTATAGAGAAATGCGTGCTCCTATGGAACTACGTCCTGGTGGTAGATTTCAGTATTTTAATCCAGATGGTGGAGATATGGGTCGCGGTGGTGGTCCTACTTGGGATAAGGCCGTTTTGCGTCCTGTATTTCTATCAGAAAATATTGAATACACCAAACTAACTCAATGGTCTACTGATGATAGACGTAAATCTGTTATTAATGCAGTAAGAAGACTAACAGCGGGTGCAACTGTTGAAATTAAGAGACAACTAGATGCTCAGTTGCAAGGTACAGGAACTGGTCAAGTAGGAACTATTACTGTCGTAGCTACTTCAGGTGGTGTAGATACATATACAATGGATTCCGAGTTTGGAGCTAGGCTAGTTCGATTTGACCAGGTAGTCCAAGTTTGGGATACCACATTAGCTACATTTAGAGGTAAAGGTGTTATTACCAAGTGGGATGTTGAAAATAAATCAATTGATGTAACTCCAGCCGTTTCCGGTGCAGTTGCTACTGACGTATTGATTGTTGATGGTCTATCTAATCCAACTGCTCTACCGGGGCTCTATGGTGTTCCATATCATCATAGTAATGCTTCTACTGGTACATGGCTAGGTTATGATAGAGCAAGCACACCAGAAATTCGGTCTAACCGAGTTAATGGTGGAAGTTCTGCTTTAACTCTTCCACTACCTAGACTAGCTATTAATAAGATTGGAAATAGAGTTGGTATTGACAATAATTTTGATCCTCATGCTTGGACACATCCTTGTCAAGCACAGGCTTATGAGGAAATTGGACAGCTAATTTCTATTATTCATAAAGCACCTAAAGATGAGTCTCTAAATTTATATTTTGGTGATAATATGCAGTTGGCTGGTGCTCCTATTAAACAGCATTTTAACTGGTCTAAAAAGCGTATTGATTTCGTCGTAAGCTCTATTTGGGGTAGAGCAGAGATTCTTCCAATCGGATTTTACACATCTGATGGACGGAGAATCTTTGAACTACGTGGAGCTTCTGGCGGAGTAGCTGCTGCTGATATTTTCTATATGGTAGTTGGATTTCAGACCTTTGTTTTAAATCCGGCAGCTACGGCTTATATTGACGCTTTGGCTATCCCGAGTGGATACTGAAAGGATAAAAGTAAATGACTGACCTTCTAATGCAACAGTTCTCTACAGTACAGAGTAATTTACAGCCTGCTCCAGTTACAATTGCCGCAGCGGCTACTATTGCACCAGTATCTTTAATTACGTTCCTCACTGGAACTACTCAGTTAGCAACTATTACACCTCCTGTTACAGGGCAGCATGTATTACTTCTTATCTT